AAAAGGGGAGGCAGTGATTGCCGTAGCCAAACAACGGGACGGCGAATGCGGCCTGGTTCACCTCTGGTACGACGGCCAGTTCTGCCGGTTCACCGACCCATCACCTAGCTACTGACAATGAAACCGAAATACGACCTAGATCGGGCCAAGCTCTTGAACGATGCGCCGGCCCTGATCAAGAAAGCCATCAAGGCAGGATGGATGTCCTATCCAGTAGGCCAGAAGTATCTGCCGGACGGTTCATTGGACCCCATGCTGCTCGAGACAGAACGAATCATCGAACAGAAGTACACACCACAGCTCTGCAGGATGGCATACGATCTCAGAGAGCAAGGCATGACACTGGATGATGTGGCTGAGTCATGCGGAGTAGCCAGAGGATCGATAGTCTACCTGATCAGCAAAGGACATGAGCAGTTTCTCACCGAAAAACGAAACAACAGTTAATATGCTAGAACAGAATACCAACCAGCAAACAAGCATGATTGATCCATTCATTTATGCTCAACAAGCGCCTACATCAAAAGTGATTCCAGAAACCACAAGTGGAACTAGGCCTTCCATACACGTAAGTCTGTATGCATATGGCGGAATATCAGCTGCCTGCTTGATGTCTTGGGTAGGACTAACGGCAAACTTCGCTACCAGTGATCGCCAGACTGATCTCAGAACCATCAGAGAGGATGCCCTGATCTCACGTAGTCGCTGCAGGGCTACCAAGTGGTTCCTAGACTCCGGCAAGGACGTCTGGATCCAAATCGACCACGATATCGAGTTCGACGCACAGGATATCATTCGTATGGCAGAGCTCGCCCATGAGCATCAGGCAACGGTGTGCATTCCTTACCCATGCCGCACACTTCCACTCAGGCCTGCCCTGCGTATCGACACCGAAAACGTGAAGGCCCTCCGGATGCAAACATCCGACTCCGAGTCAGCGACTGAGCTTGTGCCGATCCGGATGTTCGCAAGCGGATGCCTCGCAATCCCTCGACGTTGCCTTATGAGCGCACTTGATTCGCTTGGAGGGTCAGAGGTGCCGCACCCGTATCGGATCGACTGGTGCAAGGACACGAGGGTCGATCAGTTCCCGACCCTATGGATGCCGTTCGCTATGGACTCAGCTTCAGGTGACTATGAGTACCTTTCGGAAGATTATGCGGCCGCTGTCAGGTTGAGTCTGTTCGATGTGAAGCACTACGCAATGCACCCCAAAAAGCATCTCAATCACTGGGGAGAATATCCCTATGGATTCAAGCCTTATGTCGGCTGAGAAGAAACCAAAGAAACCTAGCCTGCATGATGTTGCTAGAGCTGCTGGTGTATATCCACACCAAGCGCAGTTTGTTATGTCTGGTAAAGGCAAGGTTCCTGATGGTGTTAAAGAGAAAGTGATAAAGGCTGCTGAAGAGATTGGTTATATTAAGAGCAACCATCCAAACCAGCATTTCAACTCTAAGTTAACACAAGAGAGAGCTGATGCTGTTGTTGATGGTATTATACAAAACAAGTCTCTTGAGAAGATAGCTGAAGAGACTGGGTTGTCGCAGCATACTGCTTTCAAACTGATTCGGGGAGTTAAGGTGCCGTCTGATTATCCTGAGACTGAGGACGACTGGCGTAAGGATGTTACTGGATTTCTGGAGGTTGCTATATGGAAAGGAACTAAGAGACTGGCTGAATCATCTATTAACTTGATTGATGATAGGAGCTTACCGGTTGCAGTCGCCGTGCTCACAGACAAACTTTCTGTAATCAAGGGCCAGCCTACTAGCATACATCTAGCTATGACAGCATCTGTTAGCCACAGAGACCTCATGCGCGACATGAAAGAGCGCGATGTGACCCCGGTGAACGATGAGCAGACACCCGATCTGGTTTAGGTAGTGGCCAGAAATGTCCTACCCCTACAGCGGAAACACCATAGAAAACCACGTATTTAGGCCTGTTTTCACCACTCATGCCTACAATAGCAGTTATATTCACTTGGTGACGCAAACACGCAGCAAAGGCCCGTAAACATTGATCGAAACGCACGTCAGCACCCCTACGCCGGACCAATGTCCTACCCCGTTACAATGGCCACCCCGGGGGAGGGGGTCGGGCATTCCGCGGCGGCGCTAAAAGTCGACGGGTTTATCCGAACGAAAAATATTGAGAAATGACCAACCCACTCTGCCTCACCTGCTCCAAGCCATTCGCCATCATCAAGCAGCACTCCGGCCCTAAGCAAAAGCGGTTCTGCGATGAGAAATGCCGACAGGCATGGTGGAACGAACAGCCTGATCACCCTGTTATACCGAAGGTTGACCCAAGTCATCCTCGTGCTTCCGATCTAAAGCTCAAGCGTACCCAGCTTGTCCTACTGGAGAAGGCCGATCCGTACACCTACGGCTTCATTCCGGACCACTGGGAGGTTGCCAACACCGAGTTTGCTGCCACACAGGAGCTGCTGATCTCCGGTGGTAACCGCGCAGGTAAAACGTTGTGGGCAGCACGCCGTGTTGTGCAAACGCTATTGGAAAAGGAGAACGCTAGTGTACTATGTTGTCACACTAGCCATGCCACTAGCGTAACTGTACAGCAGCCTGCGATATACAACTATCTGCCTGTAGCACTACGAGCTACTAAGAAGGGACGCATTCACTATTTGAACTACAGCAGGAAGAATGGTTTTACTGATGGTTCTTTTATTCTGCCTAATGGATCACGGTGCGACTTCCTGAACTACACGCAGAGCGAGAATACTATTGAAGGACGTGAGGCCGACTTGATTTGGTGCGATGAGTTGGTGCCGCAAAGCTGGGTTGAGACGCTGCGATATCGACTTATTACACGCCGCGGCAAGCTCTTGGTGACACAGACACCGCTGGAAGGTGTTGCTAGTGTGTACAAGGAGTTCACTGCTGGCTCTGCTATATCGGCCTTCCATGATGCTGAGTTGCTCAAAGGCAAACAAGCGCTGCCAACGTGGCCCATAGGAAAGGCTGCTCGCACTATGGTTCAGGCCCAGACCAACCGGAGGACGGTGTTCTTCTTTAGCGAGGACAACCCGTACAATCCGTTTGATGAAATGAAGCTTAAGTTGGTGGCATCGCCTATGGGCCAGATTCTTACCCGAGCCTACGGGTGGGCAAGTGACAACATAGGCAAGGCCTTTGCTCGGTTCAGGCCGGATATCCACTGTATCGAGCGGGATAAAGTGCCTCCCGGTGGGACGCTGTACATGGTGTGCGATCCTGCTGGTGCGCGTAACTGGTTCTGCCTGTGGCTACTGGCCTATGAGGATGGAAGGCGTGTTGTGGTGCGGGAGTTTCCTGACTTCAGCAACTACGGCGAGTGGGTGCTGCCTAGCGAGAAACCTGACGGCAAGGCTGGTCCTGCGCAGACATTGGATGCAGGACGGTCAATATCGGAGTACCGCAAGCTATTCAGGACCATCGAGGAAGAGCTTGGTTACGGCGAGCCGGTGATGCGTTTGATCGATCCTAAAGCCGGCGGATCGCCTGCATTGTCGGAGGCTGGAGGCACTACTCTAATCGACCTTTTGGCGGAATCCGAAGATCCTACTGATGATGGCATGGCCTTCGTACCTGCGCCGGGTGTGCCTGTGGACCAAAGGACATCGGCTATTAACAGCCTGTTGTCCTACGATGCTACACAGCCTCTGACGCAGTTGAACGAGCCGAGCCTGTACATCACCAAGGACTGCTCCAACCTGACGTATGCGCTATCTGAGCACACCGGACGCGATGGTCAGAAAGGTGCCAGTAAGGATCCGATTGATTGCTTGGGTATGTTGCTGGTCTCAGGTCTTGCCTACGTTGGCAATGGGGGCTTCAATTCCCGCGGTGGCGGTGGATACTAAATTTTGACACTATGCAAGGCGAATACAAGACGGCTACTGATGTGATGGCGTCGGTTGGCGACTCACCAAATGTGAGTGCGTTGACCGAGGAGTTGCGGCGTGCTGCTACCGATTACGGTATTGGTAGCCGTGTCGAGCGTATTGAGAATACGCGCTACTGCCGGTGGCCGGGGCAAACGAGCGACGGTAAGAAATGGAACGATGCGTCCAATGCACAGAAGCCGGCGTTCCCTTGGGACGGTGCTAGTGACACTCGCATTCCGCTGGCCGATGAGGTGGTCAATGGATTGGTTGATCTGTGCTCGACATCCTTCTGGCGTTCAATGCTCAGGGTTGTCCCGAGCAATGTGACAACGGTCGATCAGTCCGCTACCGCCCACAACCTGATGGACTGGGCTGTGAACTCCAAGATGTACTCGGATTTGACCCGTGAGGTGGAGTTGCTGGCGCAGTATGTGTGGACCTATGGCTGGGCAGGCGTACACATCTCGTGGCAGCAGGAAATGGGTCAGAAAGAGCAGTACCTGACGATGGATCAGATCGTAGCTCTTGCCGCGCAGTCTCCTCAGGGCTCGGTATTGTCCGACTTGCCGAACCTCATTGCCAATCCGGAAGCCGACGATCAATCCGCGGAACTGTTGATGGCAGCATTTCCTAACCTGAAGAAACGTCGGGCCATCAAGGCGATCAAGGAATTGCGCGACGATGGAGAGTGCGACTTCCCGGTGCCCACGATGGTGAGCAACAAGCCTTACATCGCTGCCTTGGCGCCGTGGGATGAGCTGGCATTCCCTCCGGAGACAACGGATATCCAGAGCGCCCGTGTT